CTAGAAAATAAATTCTTGCCCCACATAAGCTTCATATTTACTTTGTTCATTTTCTATTATTTTAGGTGTGACATGAGAATAAATATTAGAAGTAATTTCGATACTTTTATGCCCCAATCTTTCTTGGATATATTTCATTTCTACTCCAGCTTCTAAAAGAAGAACAGCATGAGTATGCCTTAACCCATGAACACCGATTTGAGGTAATTCTGCGTTTTTTATAATGCGATCTAAAACATTTTTCAATGTTGATTTTGGTATTGGTTTACCTGTAGTTGTAAATACAAAATCATAAGTTTTATCATACCTAGCACCGAGTTTTAGCTTGCACTCATTTTGATAAGTTTTAAATGTTTTTAGTACAGAGACAAGTCTATCTGAAATAGTAATTGAACGCACAGAATCATAAGTTTTTGTTTTACCTATTAGGTCTTTACTATTCTTCTGTCCGGTAGGAGTATATGCGTGATAATTTATAGTTCTATCGATGTGAATCATTTTGTTATCTAAATCAATATTTGTGTCCCACTCTAATGCTGTTGCTTCGCCTTTACGCATACCAGTCTCTACTAAGGTATAGATTAATACATAATATATCATTTTGTCTTTGTGAGCCGTATTCAATAATTTTGATACTTGTTCTTTTGTTAAGTAATTCTCCTTTTTCGAATGCTGGTTGAAGTGATCCGCAGCAATTAGAATTCTGTTTGTGAAATCTTTGTAGACCATTTCTAAATCTATAGCGCGTTTTATTGAATTAGACATTGTTGAGTTAACAATTTCTACTGTTCGTTTGGAATAGCCTTTGTTTATAAGGTGATTAATAAATTTTTGGTATTCGATTTTATTCATATCCGCTAATTTGATATTTTTAAAATATGGGATGATGTGATTGTTAATATTGTTTTTATGGAGAATATAAGTGCTTTGCCCCACTTTACCTTTTTTATAAGTCTCCAGCCACTCAATTAGATATTCACTTAATAGAGTTTTCTTGCTGTCAGCAGCCATTCCGTGAAATAATTGACGCTCTCTTTCATTAGCATGAAAGGTAGCTTCTTTTTTTGAATCAAATCCACCTTTACTTATTTCTCGTTTTTTACCAGTGGTTTTATCAACGTATCGGATTCGATATTCCCATTTTTTGCCCCGCTTTCTGAAAGTCGCCATCAAAAATCCTCCTTTATATCGTGTCATAATACTTGATGTGGGATATGTTACTGTCGAACTTAATTAGAATAATATCACGACAACCTAATTAATGTAAAAATAAAAAAGAAGAGAGAGCCTTATGCCCTCTCTTCTTTAAATTGTAAAAGAAAGAAAATTTTACAATTTGAAATTGGAAATGATTTCTTTTATGATGAAATCAAATTAAAGTATTTCTTTGTTGTTTTGCAACATTTTCACATACAATGAAACTTGTTTTGCGAAACGGCCTTGCTGACGTCCATCAAGTTCCTCATAGGCTCTTTGGATATCATTAAATAGTAATTCTAATAACGCATCTTCTTTTTTGTTCTCAAAATTAAGAAGTGCGTCAGTGGAGGTGTTAAAATAAGACGCAAGTACTTTTAAACTTTCAAGGTCAGGTTCATGACGATCAGTTTCCCAATTTTTGATTTGTCCGCGCGATAAACCTGTTCTTTCAGATAATTGTTCTTGCGTTAAATCGAAAGACTTTCGTAACCGTTTAATGTTTTGTCCGACTGTAGTTTTCATAGTTTGAGTATAATAATCGCCTTATTACTATACCATAATTGGTCGATATCCTGACTTTTAAATTTATTAATGGTATCTTTAAGGACTTTTAAAAAACATATAGACAAACGTTTGTTTGGTGGTAAAATATTCATATAGAGAATTCGTATGATTTTATGTGAAATGGCATATCCTATTCTGTCGAACATAAGAAACGTTGCTACATAACAGTTTTTCAAATTTCTCAATAATTTTCAGATAACAGTTCGACAGAATTTTGGAAAATTTGTGTTATTATGATAATAAAATACACGGAACGAAAAAAAGACTCACAGCGTGTGTAAGAGTGATTCGCCCCACTCTTACACCGTTCGCCCGACTCACGAGGGGAACATCTGCCATAAGTCTCTTTTCGGTTACTACACGAGTAACACTTACATTATAACATGCCGATATTACTAAATCATTACTATGGTATTATTTTCCCTTTAAAAAAGTTGAGAAAACGAGCGAAGTCTTTGTTCCAATAGGAGGAGCAAAAATGAGAAAGTTAATGAACGAGGTAAGAGGTTTTATTGATTCCAACAATATGGTTAGAAATGATTTAGCCATAAAAATAGGTGTTAGTAATACAACACTATGTAATGGACTAAATGGAAAATTCGAAATGAAATTTGAGAACTTTTTGAAACTGTTGAATGAAGTCTATGATAATCAAAGAGAAATTAGATTGAAAATAAAAAAATTCGCAATGAAATGCACAAGTGATTTAAATGTGAAAAAATCTCTTTTTTATTGTCAAGCAGCTGGGGAATATGACACTATTCAGTATTTAATTAGAAAATATAAAGAAAACGAAAATTTACAAAGGTATATTGATGTATTTGAACTTTTCAATAAGAGGAACCGTAATGAAATGCGTGGACAAGAATTAAGCTATTTGGTCAATAAACTGACGCAAATAGAAGATGTAGATCGCCAAATACTTATTGAATTGTTATTAACAGTATGCATGTATGACCACGGGAATTATAGTGCGATGCTTCCGCATGCTGATAATGCTAGAAATGCACTACCCAAAGTGGAAAATAAGTTTATAAAACAATGTGTAGAATTACATTTTTATGAGCGTCAAGCCTATATACAGCTTCTAAATAACAATGTTAGCGAAAGCCGTAGAATAGCCAATAAAGTCGTAGAATCAAGTTTTAACGCCTTGATTACAAAAGCTACAGCATTATGTTGTATCGGAGAGTCTTATATATTTTCGGGAGAAATTTTAAAAGCTGAAAAGTACATCCTAGAATCTATTAGTTTATTAAAAGAAGTATCTTCTGCACAGAAAACTCGAAAATACAAATCATTTCATACAACATTAGCTTTTCTTTATATAGAACATAACTTTAATCTTGATAAAATTGATTTTACAGCAATAGATAAGGCTGAAATTGCTTTTTTTGAAGCGAAATATGGCGATCGAAACCTTGCTATTAAGTTATTAAATGAGTTGTTAGAAGAGAACGGAAAATTGACTGGGTTTCAATGGTATTACTATGCTTACGCTAGACCAGAAAAAAGAATAGAATATCTTAATAATGCATTGCTAGAGCTTGCCAAAAATGGTAATATATATTACATGCAGGCTATTCGTGAAGCCTTAACGAAAGAGCAGGTGAGTTAAATGAAAAAAATTATTGTAACAGTAATCTGTACCTTTGCCTTATGTACATTAGTATATAAGACAGACACAAAAGTTAGTGCCAATTCAAATGTTACACCTACAATTCAATATATGATGACGGATCCCGGTGGGCTTTAAGCTTAAAATAAGGGGATTTTAAAAAGACGCTACTTCGGTAGCGTCTTTCGTGCATTATAGGCTATAAAACTTTTTAGGGGAACAAGTAAAAGTTTTACGCTTGTGAACAATTCACAATCTATATAGATAAAAACGGGGGTTTTAGGTATGAAAAAGGAGAGTTTAGAAAACGTAACAGCAGCAGAGGTATTGGAATTCGAATTGCAATTATTAGATGTTATGAAAACAGCACATGAAGGTGATGAAAAATCACTAGAAATTATATCAAAAATGAAACAGGCGATCGGTAGCTTCTGATGCTATCAATCGCCCGTTATTTTCATTAAGTCTTTAAATAATTTCATAATTTCTTTTTGCTTTTCTGGATCTTTTTCTCTAAATTGAGCTATTAGTTCTTCGAATTCGTCCTGAGCAGTTGTTACAGGATTCTTTTCATCTGATTCACCTAATACATAAGCTACAGATATATTTGCAAGTTTTGCTATATCTAAAGAAGTTTTTCTTGATGGGCATTTATCTATTTCTTCGTTCTCCCACATTGAAACCGCAGATTTACTTTTTAGTCCGAGTGCATTAATGAATTCAGACTGACTCATTTTTAATATTTCAGTCCTAATTTCTTTTACCCTCTTACTAATTAATTTGTGGTTCATTTGTTTCCTCCCCTTTATAACGTTCACATATACCATTATCTTTTGCGTTTGTACATTAAATATATACTCAATATATATTTAAAATGTAACAGAAAAGTTCACTCAAAGACAACCTTTTTTAAGTTTTTTAAAGAAAATTAAATTTACAGGTTCACAAATAGTGAACATTGTGATATTATCAAATTAACGAAACGAACAAAGGTGATAAACATGAAATTAAATATAGAAAAAGCCAAAGCGTTACGAAAGAATCGTGGTTATAGTCAGGCTTATGTAGGTGATTATCTTGGATATTCAACAAAGTCTGCTTATTCACAACTTGAGTCAGGTAAGAGGCAACCGAGCTTATATAGACTAGGTTTACTATCTAAATTATATGGAGTTTCGGTAGGTGAACTAGTAGAAGGTTAACGAAAAGTTAACTATTATTTTTTAATCAAACGTTCACGAAATGTGAACCGAGAGAGGGGAAGAAAATGAATCAATTACATCTTTTACAGCAGCCAATAAGTGAATTTGTTTTTATTGAAGGAAGCCAAGTGGTCACAGACAGTCTAACAATGGCTCAAATGTTTGGAAAAGAACATAAAAATGTAATCCGAGATGTTGAGGTCCAGATAGAAAAATTGATTGAAGCAAATGAAATGGAATGGGGGCAGCTCAACTTTGAGCGTACCCAATATCAGCATCACCAAAATAAACAATGGTATCCAAAATTCAATCTTACAGAAGATGCATTTGCAATTGTTGCAATGAGCTACATAACACCAGAGGCAATGAAAATGAAAATTAAGTTCTTACAAGAGTTTAAACGAATGAAAGAACATATTCAAAAGTTACAGCAACAACCGAAAAGTGTTGAAGATGCAATTATCTATAGTATGACTGAACTCAAACAAATAAAATCACGACAAGATCATACGGATGAAGAAATGAACAAAATAAAACTTCTGGTAGATAACGAATTATGGCTTACTGAGCAACACAAAGGAGCTGTACAACGAAAAGTAAAACAACGTGTTTTTGAACTTAAAAAAGAAGGTTATGACAATGCATCGTATCAGGGAATCTACGGCGCATTAAAAAGACATTTCGGTGTCGCTAAATACGATAAAATACCAAGAAAATATTATCAAAATGCTATGCGATTTATCGCAGGATGGTATCCACCAGAAAGACCTAGTGCATTAGATGACTATATTTCTTAACCAATAAAATTAAAATTTTATAGAAAAGGAGACATGAAAATGATTAGTGTTCAAGTCGATGAAAAAGAAGTAAGAAATCTTTATCTTGCAAAAGTTGAAGAAGTAGTTAAAGAAATCGATGCGGAGTTAGTGTATTGGGACGCTAACGAGTTAAAAAGAAGAACTTGTATGGGATGGAATACCATACAAAAAACATTCTTTTTTGACCCTAGATTTCCAAAACACAAAGTAGGTGGTAAATGGTATTTCCCAGCTCAACAAGTAAAAGAGTTCTTGTTGCAATGGATATCTGAACAATAAGGAGGTGATCTAGTGGAAGATACAACATCATTAGTAGCATTCGCAATGTTTATCGCATTTAGTATATTGCTACTTTACATTACTTACGAACCGATAAAAAGATGGGCTTGGAGTGACGTAAAACAAAATAAAAAGACCCACGGCAATGGGTCATTTAGAAAAAACAAGTTGTTATAAGTATATCACGGAAAGTAGGGAAATAGTACATGGATTTAATCGAATATCAAGTGCTATTACCTAATAAGTTTTGGGATTTAGCAAAAAGCAAAGATGAATTAAAACGAATGATTGAAAAGTACTTTAAGGTTGGGTATCCACATTATGAAATACAACGCATTATCCAAAGTGGACAAGCATATGTGGCAGTTTGTACGAGGAGGTAAAAATAATGGCAGAAGTTAAATGGATAAAGCTTTCAACAAGTATGTTTGAGGATGAAAAAATACGTTTAATTGAGAGCATGCCTGAAGCTGATACCTTATTAATTATATGGATTAGATTATTAGCGCAAGCCGGGAAAACAAATGCGAGTGGGTACATTTTTCTTAGTAAAAACATTCCTTATTCAGATGAAATGCTTGCAACTCTATTCAATAGACCAATTGCGACAGTAAGGTTGGCGCTTCAAACATTTCAGCAATTTGGAATGATTGAGATAACAGAGGATCAGTACATTTGTATTTCGAATTGGGAGAAACACCAGAATGTTGATGGTCTAGAACGTGTAAAACAATTAAATGCAGAACGGAATAGAAAGTACCGTGAGCGTAAGAAACAACAGCAATTATCACTAGAAAATAAGGGTAGTGAAAGTGACGTTTTCGTGACGTCACGTGACGATACAGATATAGAAGAAGATAAAGAATTAGATAAAGAAAAAGAATTAGAAATAAATAATACATCTTCTTCTGACGAATCAGATACAAAAGTATCAATTCCTTATCAAGAAATCCTAAATTACTTAAATGAAAAAGCGGATAAGAACTTTAACCATAAAGCTGAAAGTCATAGAAAGTTAATTAGAGCTAGATGGAATGAAGGTTATACAGTTGAAAACTTCAAAACCGTCATTGATAACAAGGTATCACAATGGCTTGGAAAGTTTGATAAAGAAGGAAACTCTCTCGATCAATATTTAAGACCAAGCACATTATTTTCTCTAAAACACTTTGATAATTATTTGAATGAAACGGTTAGTAAACCTCAATCTAATCAACAACAATACGGTAATCACATAGATATTCCGGGGTTTAAAGGAAACATGCCATTTTAATGAGGTGAACAGAAATGCAAAAAATGCAGAAGTCATTTGAAAAGATAGCGGCATTAGAATTTGCAGATGAATATTGCGAAAACCATACATTTAGTAAAGGTGGGCAAGTAACTGTAAAGCCAGTAAGAAAGATGATTGATAAAAATGATGGTTCAATTTATTGCCCAAGATGCAAAGTAGAACAGCAGGATTCAGTCTTATTCCAACAAGCCAACAACTATTACAAGAAGATCAATAGAGAACGGCAGAAGAATCTTCTTTTTAAACATAGCGTTATTGAAAATCAATCAATTACAGAATCAAGGTTAGAATCCTATGAAACGGATTGTCCAGAAACTAAAGCAAATAAGAAAAAAGCTATAGCAATTTTGGAGCGTATTAAAAATGGCGAAACTCTAAACGTGTATATTGCAGGTATTCAAGGTGTAGGAAAAAGTCATTTAGCTTATGCAATGCTATATGAACTGGTAAGACATTATTGGACAATCTCTGATGGCGAAGCCCTTAATGATGAATACGCATTTAAAGAAATGAAAAGTTGCTTGTTTGTAGAGATAGAAAAACTAATTCGTTTAATACAAGACTCATTTCGAAATAAGGAGTCAAAATACACGATGGATTATTGTATTAGTTTGATGGTCGATGCGGATTTTCTGGTTATTGATGATTTAGGAGCTGAAAGTGGCTCTATGAATAGAAACGGAGAAGCGAGCGATTTTGTTCATAAAATACTTTATGGCGTTGCTAATGGGCGGCAAGGAGCAAACAAAACAACCATTACTACATCAAACTTATCAAGTAAGCAGCTATTTCAAAAGTATGATCCGAAATTAGCAAGTAGGTTGTTAAATGGAGTATCAAAAGATGAAACAATCGTGTTTAAAACAACAACAGATAAAAGAATTTTAAATTTAGATATTGGTTTCTAAGGAGGAATAAGCATGTGTGTATCATGTCGTAATACAGGCATCATTCGTAAAGAAACTTATCCAGGTGTAATTGAAACGAACGGTTGTAATTGTGAAGTAGCAAAGCAACAGCAACAAAAAGTTAGCTAACAAGAAAAAGGAGGATTTCAGTCGTATGAAGCCTACGAAAGTTGAAATCGATGTTACTGATAATAAAATTTATGTGGTTAAAAATGGTGAAGTTACTCCACTGAATCCTCCAGTAACAGGGTTTGGGGAACAAGTAATCACTTGGCAAGGTGGGAAAGTTGATCGTGTATCAACTACCATCACGGAAAAAATAAAATAACTGGGGATGCGATTATGAAGCAATTAACTATTGATGATGTTATGGGTAGTTTCAACTATGACGCGATAAGTACCAGTGAAAAGTTTTTGAATCCAAGCTATGAAGTCCATTTTTACGATAAAGAAGAACGGCAAAAGATGGATTGTTTTGATGCTAAGACTGAAGTTGAAGCTTGGAATGCAGCTATAGAAGAGCATGGGAAAGGTATTCAGAAGATTAGGATAACTTATTCGAACCGTAACAGAGCCGAATTTTTGGCACTCGATTAGGAGGGGAAATTGATGGCTTTCAATCGTTGGTTAACTGATGAGGAATATAAACAAGCTGAATCAAATGGTATTAGTAGAAGAGTTCTTTACATGAGGATGTACAGATACGGTTGGGAATTGCAAGAAGCATTAACGACACCACCAAGAACATATTGGCATATGGGCGAGGGGAAACACAATAAATGGCTAAAGTTAGCTGAAAAAAATGGAATTAATTCAAGTACTTTTTATAGCAGGGTAAATAATGGTTGG